GCGGAGGTCGTCAACCTGGGTTTGCTGCTGGATCGGCGTGAGAGCAAGCAACTCCCTCCTGCGAATGACCGGTGGCCGGAGATGTGGGTGGGGGTGGACAGCAAGGGTCTCGCGTCGGCTCGCAGAGTGGTCCCGTCCGACGGGGATTACGACGTTTACGATAACGATGGAGAGTACGTCCGTCGTTACTGGGGGTCTGGGCGGGTCAAGGACTCGCTCTCGGATCTCCATCAATATGCCCAGGGTGCAACCGCCGGTTGGTTCGTCGTCCTCGGAGCAGGCATCCTGATCGGTTGGGGGATATGGGGATGAATCGACGCGAACTGCTGAAGGGGCTGCTGGGGGTTCCGCTCGTTGGGGCCGCGATTCTCGTGGCGAAGGAAGCGGAGGCGATTCCGGAGCCCATCCGGTACACCGTCCAGATCGCCACCTACGACACCCACCTCGACGCCTATCCCTACGTCGACAAACTCGTGGTCCGTACCCACTCCCACGGACCCACGCAGCTCACCGCAACGTACAAGAACCAGTACGAATACTTCGACCTGGTGGAACTCGTGCCGTCCGATGACGATATCGAGTTCTTCCTCACCAAGGCGAACATGAAGATACATCGCTTGGTGAAGGAGGCGGCGGCGCGGGTTTCCCCTAGCGCCGCGCGGGTTTCCCCTAAGCGTTGAGCTGGAAGTTCCCCGCGATTTCCTGATCGGCCCACTGCAGTCATCGCGTTGCAGTGGGCCGTTTGCGTCAGGGGCCTGGAAAACTTGGCACGCGATCGAGCGTCCAATCGACTGGCTGATCGAAAACATTTCCCGCCAGCTTGAAAATTTCCCCGCCAGGTGCGCTGCGATCGCGACGGCCCGCGCGGGTTTCTCCTCGATCCGCGCGGGTTTCCCCTGCTCGCTTTGCCTCGAATTTCGAGGCGCGCCGAGTCCGATTTCCGACCGCCCCCCGCAGCGAAAAACTTGCAGGGGTCAATCCCATCGACGACCGCGAATAGTTGGCACCGAATCGCGCGTCCATCCGAACCCCCATTTTCAAACTAGCGCCGAAAAAAAACCGCAATCCAATGGGATAGCGGGTAGGGAAGGGTTTGCGTCAATGGCGGAACCCTGAGATATCTCAATTATTTCGCACGGATAGCCGTAGGATGGGTACTATCGGAATAGGGATAACCAAAAAAGGGGCACCAAATGGATAGGGTCCACCATAATCTGAACACGGGTCGGGTGTCGGTCCTGCTGCACGGGAAGAAGAAGAAAATAGCATCCGAGCCCCACTGGGTAGAGGTGTTCGACGCGGTTCCGAGGGTGCAACCGAAAGGGCGGCAAGCTTGCATTGACCGTGCGACCGCGAACGGGTCGGTCAAGACGGACCATCCGACGGGGCGCGCTGTACATGCGTTCATCGTCGGAACGGTCGGCAAGATGGGGTGTCCGGCGACGCTGCCTGATCTCAATGGATTGACGCGCGTTAGGTACAACCCTTTTAGGCGCGCCGATTTCCACACGGATGACGGAGTTAGTTGGAAGGGGTCCGCCCGCGTAATCTGCACGGGCGGTTACATTTACATTGGAAGGGGTACCAAATGAATTTAGTTAGCAGGGTCGAATCACTCAATCGCATCATAGAGAACGCGGACATGAATGAGTACGACGCGGACGAGACGTTGCAAGCGGAGTTTCTGCGCGGTCCCAACGTATCGGAGATTCAGACGTGGAAGGGGGTCAAGTCATGAGAAACCCGCTATCACGTAACGCGCTGTCCGAGTCCATCCGGGATGACTGGTGGACGATTGTTATGGCGAGCGGTTGCCATATGGGGGCGCTTGACGCGCTGCCGTCGGGACCGCTCCGGATTCTAGGTTCATCGGGGAAAACGGAGGCAGGGGAGAGTATCGGAATCCTGACGGGTGTCTGTTACATGGCTCCCGCTAGTTCGTCGGGTCGCAACGTCTGCCCGAACGCTACCGCGGCATGCATCGCCGGGTGTCTCGGGGAGCACAGCGGTCACTTCGGATTCTCGCAGGCGGTTAAGATGGCGCAGCTTTGGAAAACAACGCTTCGGTTCGGATGTCCTGAACGGTTCGACCTGATTCTTGAGAATGATGTTGACGCGTTGGTGGCGAAAGCGGAACACAACCGGATGGCGGCGGCGGTCAGACTCGATGGTACGTCGGACATCGGGGACGCCGAGCGTTGGTGGTACCGGTACCCTGACGTTGGGTGGTATGAATACACGAAGTCGGTTCCACGGGCGACGCGATGGGAACGTTGGAACCATCCGAATCTATCGGTGACGCTGTCGTTTTCGGGCGAGAACCGGGCGGCATGCATCGCCCATCTCGGCAATGGGGGGCGTGTGGCGGTCCCGTTCGACGTGAAGAAGGGGTCAGGGTTCCCCGCTACTTGGCAGGGGTTCCCAATTATCGATGGGGATGAGAACGATTGGAGGGGGGACGACCCGCCTGGGTCGGTAGTGGGATTGAGTTGGAAGGGGCCAAAGCGGACCCGTGATGCGGCGAGGGACAACGGATGGTTACAAGAAGGGGTAGCGTCATGAAGTGGCAGAGATTCGAGAAGCCGAGTGATGGGAGCAGCGACCGATGGGGATACCACGGGGTGCCGTACCGTGGCGCGCCCAATCGGTTCCTAGTGGTCTCGGATGGGGGGGGCGTCGATGTACTCGAATTGATTGGGATTGGGGACAGCGCCCAATCTAGGCTCATCTCCCAATTCAGAGCTTTCGAGAATGAAGCGCGCGCAATCCGACGCGGCAAGGAGTACGCCGAACAGTGGGGTGACGTACCAAAATGGGAGAAGCATCGACCGCGCTAGAACCGAACCACGACCAAACCGAATTGACCCGCCCAGGCTAACCCCTCGGTGGGTCGTTCTGCGTCTGGATTCCGCCGATACGGAATCCCAAATTTTATAGCCAGCGCGCCTACTTGCCCCGCACAGCCGATGGTTCCGGATGTCCCTACCTTAACCGCCCAAGAATAATCCCGTACCGCACAGACCATTCCAGGGACCGCTGCGATTCCGCCCGATTGCGTCAATCCCTGATCAGGATATCCGATGTCCCTAACCGGACCCGCGTCGGGCAGTAGCAGGGACAGCGGGGGATTGGGTGGATTGGGGCAGGGGGAGAGAGGTTTATCCTCCCCGACCGCACAGCCCCCCCCAGATATTCGCGGTCCCTCAACATTATCGGCCGATCATCCACAGGTTGGCACGGTTCATTCCCAGACCAAACATGTCGATTTGCCCGTGACTCGCGGTCACAGATAAATTCGGACATTGCCGCTCTGAAACGGAGCAGCACGGTGGGGTACCCCCAAAAAGCGCGGGTGGGCGTTTCTTATTACCTCCCATCCCCGCACCGGACAGGGTTTGAGATTTCCCGTTTTTGCCCCCCTACAACCCTGCCCCTATTGCCCCTGTCTGTCTGTCTGGCTGCCCTGAGAGGTTTGGGAGGGACGGATAGGATCCGGGCTCGGTGAGGAGCCGAACCACTCAGGGCGGGGAAAACTGGAATGGAGATGAGTCAATCCCAAGTCTCAGGGGATGCCTGGGAAGGGATTTTCTATGTCGCGCATCATCATTCACTGGGTGAGAGAGACCAGAGCCCAGTCGTCTGACGATCACATCCCGGCTTCGGACGGTCTTGGAACGGTCTTCACCGCTGTCTCACCGTCATCCCGTAGGCAGCTACCGGCAGTTCCTATCGTGGCAGCCGGATCGGCAGACAGCCCGACCATAAGGGGGCCACGAATCTTAGGAGGGGAGTCATTGGAGCGTTCTGTCTCCTGATCCCTGCGCTTCCTGTCGAGACTGGCGTTCAAGCGGCCCTGCTGGACGCGCATGATCTGGAGGCGTTTCTTCTGTGATCGAGAGAGTTCCACTCCGTGCCTCCTGCACAATCTCACCCCGCTTTTGTAGCAGTCGGATCTCAACGGTGCTACTTGGTGCCAAATGGGAAATTATCCCATTCGCGTCGAGTCTGGGAAGAACCCGCTGCGTAATGCGAAGCAGGAGAGGTATTGCCTCGCCCGGATGGCTGGGATGAAAAGGAAGGAGGCGTATTTCCACGCTGGGTGGACAAGCTCCGACACCTCCATGCCTGCCCGTCAGGAGCGCATTCCCGCGGTGAAGAACCGGCTGCTCCATCTTCGTAGCCAAGTCGCCACCCAGGCTGTCATTTCCGCTGCGGTGACGCGCAACGAGGTGACTGAGAACCTTCGCCACGTCTTCAAGTTGGCGCTCCGGGGCACCCCGATTCTCGACAAGGAGGGGAATCCCTCTTCTGCGGTGATCGACCACGAGACGGGAGAGGTAGAGACGCTATCGAAGCCGGATCTGTCTGCGGCGAACCGGAGTCTGGAGATCCAGGCCAAGATGAACGGGTTCCTGCTGGATGTGGCGCGGAAGGAGACGCTCGATGAGGAGTTGGACGGGAAGAGTACGGACGAACTCCAAGCCTTCCTCCGAAGCCTCATGGAGCAGCTCGATCCCAATATGAGGAAGAAATTCCTAGCCGAGATGGAAGAGAACCCGTCGCTGCCGGAAGGGGAGACCCTCCAATAATGGGCATCTCCATGAAATGGGATCGCGTGAAGTCCTGGGAGCGTGTGCCGCTTTCGAGGGATGGCTTCAAGGCGCGTGTCGCAGATGTCTACAAGAATTTTCCGGGCCTCGTTGAGACCGGCGGGGTTCGTAACCCAAAGCGCAACAAGGAATCGGGCGGCGACGAGTTCTCAGCCCACCTCGATACGATCGACATGGGCGCGGACTCCGTCTCGACGAAGCAAGAGATGTGGGCCGCACTGGCATACGCCCAGGGCCTAGGCATGTGGGGCAAGGTTCACAAAGCCCTAAAGCCCGATGGGACATGGGGCAAGCTCCACCTCCACCTTCAGGGGAAGGCACCCGGCTGGGAACCCACACCTGAGTGGCATGCGGCGAATCCGATCAAGCCGAAACAGCCCACCGGTCAAGTAGTGGCGGGCAAGCCATGAATCATGAGGAGATGAAGCGAGCGGCGCGCATCGTGAAAGCGATGACTGAGAATCGCATGCTTTCTTATGTTCCGTATCCGAAGCAGCAAGAGTTCCACGATATCGGCGCGACACACAGAGAGCGACTTCTCCTAGCAGGGAACCAAAGTGGAAAAACTTTGGCAGCAAGTATGGAAGTGGCGTACCACGCTACGGGTCGGTATCCCGACTGGTGGAAGGGGATACGTTTCGATTCGCCCATCCGTGGGTGGGTTGCCGGAACCTCTGCTGAAGGAACCCGAGACACGGTACAGCGTCTACTTCTGGGAGACGGGCCGGATTATGGAACGGGCTCCATCCCCAAGAGTTCCCTCAAAGAAGTGAAGCAGGCTCGTACGGTGACGGGTGCCGTCGGCCAGATATTCATCCACTACAAGAACGGTGGCACATCGTATCTGGGCGTTCGGACCTACGAGCAACCTCGTGAGCGTTGGCAGGGGGAGAGTCTGAACCTGCTGTGGTGTGACGAAGAGCCACCGCGCGAACTCTACACCGAAGGCCTCACCCGATTGAATGCACGCGAGGGCATCTCGTTGATGACGATGACCCCGTTGCTTGGCATGACCGAGACGGTGAAGATGTTCTATCCCCACCCGACGACGCTCGACCGATCGCTCACGATGATGACGATCGACGACGTGGATCACTACACCGAGGTCGAGAAGCAGCAGATCATCGCGTCGTACCCCGCGCATGAGCGCGAAGCGCGGCTGAACGGGATCCCGATGCTGGGCTCCGGTCGTGTGTTCCCCGTGACGCAAGAATCGATCTCCTGCAAGCCATTCGAGGTTCCGGAGTACTGGCCGCGCCTCGGAGCGATCGATTTCGGTTGGGACCATCCGACCGGCGCGGTATCGATGGCATGGGATCGCGATGCCGATTGCATCTACGTCACCCATTGTCATCGGGAACGTGAGCGAACTCCGGATCAGATCGCGGTGGAGTTGAAGCAGTGGAATCCGGGCATGCCCTGGACATGGCCCCACGATGGCTATGTCCATGACAAGGGCTCCGGTATCACGATCGCCGATCAGTATCGTCGCCTCGGACTCCGCATGATGCAGGAACACGCGACGTTCGATCGCGGAGGCCACGGTACGGAAGCGGGTGTGATGGAGATGCTCGATCGGATGAAGTCGGGTCGGTTCAAGGTGTTCCACCACCTAGAGGACTGGTTTGGCGAGTTCAATATGTATCACCGCAAGGATGGGAAGATCGTCAAAGAGAACGACGACCTTCTCTCTGCTACGCGGCTGACGGTGATGGCGAAGCGGTATGCGAAGACTGCATCGACCGAAAACAAGTTCCCAACATCGAGTCCAGATTACGACCCCTATTTGCAGAGGGTTTCCGCATGAGCATATTATTCAACCCACCCAAGTTTCCGAAACCTCCGAAGATTTCCGACAAAGAGATCGACGAAGAGAAGCGTCGAATCCTGGCGAATCAGAAGTCAGGCGGTCGGCAGGGAACTATTTTGACAGGTGGCAGGGGAGATCCGAGTTCGATCCTCGGTTCCGCTGCGAGCCTGCAAGGAGGCTCCTTATGAGCAAGAGTATCGCAAAGAAAATTTGGGCGATCAATGATCCAATTGGCGGGTTTGCGACCTTCGGGATGAAACAAAAGGATTCGGAAAAGAAGAAGAAGAAGAAGAAGAAGAGTCAGAAGATCGCAAAAGAAAAGGACGAATTTGAGAAATCGACTCTTCCCGGCGGACGGTCTCTTCGCGAAGGTGATCCAGTGGGTACTATTCTCGGTGGTCGACCCGGTGGAGTTCCCGGTGCGGGTTCGGTACTAGGACGGTAGATGCAAGGCAATCAATACGATCGCATCCGTTCTCGGTTCGATGAACTCAATAGTGAGCGTCGTACCACTGAGTCCACTTGGCAGGAGATCGCCGACAACCTATTGGGTCGACGCGACTTTACGACGACCCGAACGAAGGGCACACAACGGAACCAGAAAATCTACGACGATACGTCGAAGGTATCTGGCGGTTTGCTTTCGGGTGCGATGCACAGCCTCCTCGTGAGTCCTTCTGCGCGTTGGTTCGGGTTGCGATTTGAAGATCCGAGATTTGCAGAGGTCGAGGGTGCAGCGGAGTGGTTGAAGTCATCCGAGACCCGAATGTATGCGGCGATGAGTGCGCCGAAAGCGAACTTCCACGCCCAGCTCGCCGAGACGTTCGTCGATATGATCTACTTCGGAATGGGCGGTCTGTTCATTGACGACGTTCCCGGCATGGGCATCCAGTTTTCTGCTCGCCCGCTCTCCGAACTATTCCTGGCTGAAGATCCCTCCGGTCGCATCGACACGATTGCTCGCTGTTTCAAACTCACCGCACGGCAGGCTGTTGAGTTGTGGGGCATGAATGCGAAGTCAGCCACCCATTCGCTCAATTCGGGTCGTTCTGAAGAACGCCAAGAGTATGTCCACCTCATCCTGCCGAACGATGATGTGATCGTGGGTAATGTGGACACTTCGGGGATGCCGTGGGCCTCCTTCCATATGTCCTTGGCTGACAGATCGATTCTCGGTTCCGGTGGGTTCCATGAGCTTCCGCTCGCCACGCCACGCTGGGAGAAGGATGCCGGGGAGGTCTACGGTCGCGGCCCAGGTTGGAATGCACTCAGCACGCAGAAGATGCTGAACGAGATGAAGAAGGTCACGATCAAGCGAGGTCAGAAGGAAGTTGATCCGCCGATGATGGTGGACTCTGAGGGTGTCTTGCCTGGAGACCTCCGATTCCATCCCCAGGCAGTCATTCCCATCAATAGCGTGATGGCTTCGATGAACCCACCGATACAGCCCGTCCCGTTCGGTGGCAATTTCAGCATCGGTGTGGCGCTGATCGAAGATGCACGCAAGTCCGTGCAGGACGCCTTCCACCATCAACTCATCGAAACGATTCGCGATCCGCGCATGACCGCAACGCAGGTTCTGGAGTTATCCGCGCAGATGCAGCGACATCTCGCTCCCATCCTGGGTCGCATGCAGACCGAACTCCTTGAGCCAATCATCGAGCGGGTCTTTGCGATTGAAGCGCGTGCCGGTCGACTTCCTCCTGCCCCACCGGAGATCGCAGAGCAGAACCTCAAGATCGACTATGTGAGCCCGATTGCGAAGGCTCAGCAGACTTCGGATGCGCGAGCCATCATCGACTTCAGCGGCATTGTTGCGAACTTGGCGCAAGCGAACCCAGATGTGTTGGACATCGTGGACTTCGATGCAGGCACGCGAGAACTTGGAGAGGCTCTTGGCGTTCCGCCGAACATGCTTCGTAGTGCTGAAGAGGTTGAGAATCGGCGTGAGGCCGCGCGTGAAGTGGCAAAGCAACAGGAAGAGACTGCTTCGATCGACCAGTCGCTTGACCAAATATCGAAGCTCGCGAAGGCAGCACCGAACCAACAAGGGGCACAGCAATAATGGCAGCATATACGGACAGACTCACGTCTGACTATCGGAAAACATTTGCAACTCCATCGGGTCGTCACGTCCTGATGGATATGTATCACCATGGGCACGGTGACTCGACGACTTGGCCCAAGAGCGGAAATCCGTTTGAGATGACTTGGAACGAGGGGAAACGAGCGTTTCTGCTCCGGATAACAGGTTTCCTGAAGTCTGACGCTGCGGACCTACGCAAGATGTTTGAGGCGCATCTGGAGGAACGAGTACGGGAGGAATCCTTGTGAGTGCGCCAGTAGAAAGCGGGATGCTCGGGAAGTATATCGATCCATAAAACAACAAGCGGATCAGTTTGTGTGCTTTGTCAAAATACACAAATCGTGGAAGGAAGTGGAAGTAATGCCAGCAAGACCAAGTAACAGACCCCTCCCGCCGCCGAGACTCCTCGATGGCCTAATCGGAAAGACAGCGGAACAGAGGAAGGCACTGGCTAAGTACAGGATGGGTAAAGCTCTTTCGGTGCCTGAGACGAACGCCATTTCTGTAATGACATCAGCCCATCAGGCAAATATCCGGAAGGCAGAAGCGCGGGCTTTGAAGGGCAAGGGTTGATGGGAAGCGGAATGCTTGGGAATATCGACGCAGAAGGTCGGTTGACAAAGGGGGCAAAGTAGATGAGTGCAGAAATTGACGGTGGCGAAGCGGGTGGTGGAGGTGGTGACGAAACCGCTCCGGTAACGACCGGTGTTCCGATCACCAAATCAACATCGGGTATGGGTAATTGGCGGGATTCCCTTTCGGTGGATCTCCGCAACAACCCGACGCTTGCATCGCTCGACAGTGTGGAAGCATTGGCGAACGAACACGTCAACGTCCAGAAGTTGATCGGTGCCGAGAAGATCGGGCGGCCCCAGGAGGATTGGACCGACGACCAATACTCTGACTTCTACACCAAACTGGGCCGACCCGCTCTCGTCGAGGATTACGAACTCGGAAATGTGGAACGCCCAGAGGACTTGGCGTGGAGTGACGAAGTGCAGGACACGATGCTCAGCGTGATGCACGAGGCGGGTCTCTCGACGACACAGGTTCAGAAGGTTCTGAGTGGCTACATCAAGAGTCAGCACGGTGAGCAGACTCAGGGAATGGCGAACGCGCAGATCGTTCGAGACAACGGCATCAAAGACCTTCAGAACGAATGGGGCAAGTCATATGACAGCCAAGTCGATCTAGCGACTCGTGCCTTCAGGGCAGGTGCTGGAGAGGGATTCGAGGATGTTGCTGGTCTGACGCTCGCCGATGGTGG